ATCTCTTCTGGCATCTCGCCCTCCAATTTTCATTATACCACTTCTCTTATCTGTTTATTAATAATTTCGAACCTTCGTTTCAAATCTTCATTTGCTGGGTCTTCTAAATATGGCACAAACCTACACCAGATAGCAGTAATCTGTTCTTCTGATACTGTAGGCTCTCCCTCAGTCCAGGTGCACGCCATTGTTTTTTCTGTTAGTGTGTCTTGCTCTTTTATCAGTAGCTTGTATTCTTCGGTCGATAGTGCAATCTTATATCTCATTTGGAACTCCATTTTATACCTTGAGCATCTAATTTCTTGGCGATGTCCATGTCTATTCTGTGCATGAATACCACTTCTTTGATGTCGGTTACACTAACGCCGTGATAGACCTGCATTTCTAAATAGCGAGCGGTATCTTTTACGCCACCTTTTATAAGCTGCACAATTTTCTCGGCAGCGTCATATTCTGTCATTCCTTCTATTCCAGGATTTGAAAGTGGAGTACCGAATGCTTCTCCCCCGTCGAATAACCTTAATGAATCGCCAACTGTCATTGTACTGCGGTTAATTATAGCGTCTTTGTTTAATATGATTTTTATGTCGCCATACATGCTAACGCTGCCCTCTTGCCCTTTATATTCTAAGTATCCGTACACTGGTCTTTTATTAAATTCAAGATTTTCAGGCAGCCCTAATCCTATCTTTTCCGCATCTCTTCGCATACTGATGTCCAGAGTGCCACCTGACTTACCGGTTTCGAACTGAGACTTAAAACGTCCCTCGTCTAATACCTTGTTGAATGCACCTGGAGGACAACGCATACACAATTCCGAATTAGCTACTACTGCTTTTAACTCTTTTTCATAGTATTCCCTCGCTTGTGCGGCTGTCATTTTATAGACTGGTGAATTTACGTCGTTGGTGGCATGAGCGATACGCGCTTTAATTTCTGTTTCTATGTCTCCGCCTGCCCTCGCCGCTAAATACTGTTTCATTTCTTGTTCTGTTGGTACAGGTGTCGGTCTTAAATGTCTTGGTATTGTTAAATCAGGTGGTGGTGTGGTGAGTGGTAGCGCAGCAGGTTTCTTTACCTTTGGAGTAAATAATCCCTCTGCCGACAACTGCTTCAATGTCTTTACTGACGGATTCTTACCCCAAATGGGACTTGTGGTAGTAGTGGCAAACTTTTCTAACGGTACACCACCTTTCCAAATGTCAAATCTCGTGTTGCCTAATATCTGTCTTTGCCGTTCCTCTGTTTGTTGTTTTAGCCAGTCTTCACCTTTTAGCCAGTCCTGATCCGGTACTCCTTCAATCACAGGTAAAAAGTTACACATGCCGTTAGGATGATCGTACGGCTCTTGATTGATAGCTATGATCTCTCCATCTAACGCTAAACAAGCCGGACAGGCATGCGCTTTGTTCACATATCTGCGGTATTTTTTGATTCGTTTGCTTTGCTTGAATTGCTGATAAACGCCCATCCGATAGGCTCTGGATAATTCAGTATTCGCTATCCGTAAAGCGTATTTTAGACCAATGCTCGATGCCTCTACTGCCATCTGCGCTACCTTTGACGGTACATAACCTCGCATAGAACCCTCTATCAAAGCATCGGTCATGGCTTTTTTACTGGCGGAGTATTTGCTGTCTAACAACTGGTAAACGGGTGATCGCCTGTCGTATAGCAATCCTGCAATATTCTTTACTTTACTTTCATCAACCACCTCCCAAAACGGACTGAATACGCCCACGTTATGGTATAGCAAGTCCATAGAATTATTGGCTACCTGCGCTCCTAATAAATAGTTCTTTTCTTGCGCTGATGCTATCTGCATGGCAACCTTACTACTAAAATAGGCATACTGTTCCTCAGCTTGTACAATCAGTCTACGGTAGTAATCTTGCTTCCATAGCATCTGTTGCGTAATGACTTCTCCGGCTAAACGCTTTTCCTCAAGCAAAATAGTCAAATCAGTTAGTTCCGCTTTTATTCTATTCTCTACTCGTAGCCAATCGTTGGCTATCTGCAAATACATAGAACTGTTGCGTGCCTGATAATCTTGCTCTACTTGCTCAAAGAACTCATCAATTATGCTCATTCTTCAGGCTCTGTGTCCTCGATACCGTTATTATGCTCCTGTTGTAACCTGAGCGTATCCAGCATGATCTTTGCTTCATCTGCGTCTTGTTTCTTTTTGTCATTGACCAATTTCATAATCTGATCGATTTCGTCTTGATCTTTACCTGCCCAACGCAATGCTGTTTCCAAAGGCAGTCCGGTTTCTATGTGGGTTTTCATGGTCTGCGCTTCGGTGAGTGGTTGGACTGATTGTACTGGCTCCCAAATCGGATTAATATCTGTCTCCCGTACTTCAATTCCGTACAACTTGAGTACAAACGTTCCTAATTCTCGCCACGCAGTATTGAAATTCTTGATGTACTGCTCTGCCTTAGCGACTAAAGGTGCTTCCATAGCCATCAGTGCTTCACCTGAGATATTTGAGCCTACTTGATAAAAAAAGTGCTTAGGTGTTCTGCTAATCACCGCAATAGCATTCGCTAACTTATCGATTGCGTTTAGAAAATTGCCTAAGTCCGCTTCTGCAAACTCGCCTACTGAAACAGGCTGCGTTCCTCCGTCTGCGGGTGGGATTTCCCAAATCACGTTTGGCTTGTTGACTAACGCTTTGGTGTCTGCATTTGTAATAATGTATCTCTGCTTATATGCTCCAAACTCAGCCGCTACCATCATGTCTGATAATAGTTTATTCACTGCATCTTGCAAGGTAACAATATTCGTCAATTCTGATACGCCAGTTCGCTTGTTGATGGCTATGTGGAATACGGGTACTTCACCATACGGATTATCGCTCACTGCCACTTCAGATGAGTGGAATGCGTTTGCGCTGGCTGGCAATGACTTCGTCGGTGCTGTTTCGTAGTACTCTAACCTGTCCGGGTAATATAAAATCATCCGGTACACGTCTCCATCCTGATACAACTTTGCCCCAAAATCCTTCTTCTTCGGATTGTACGGTTTGTAGAATAGGTGTACGTTTCTCGGGTCATTGTAGTAGACCTCGATTTCTTCCTCTTCCTGCCATGCAATAATATAAGCTTCATGTGTAATCAAAGCTGTTTTGTGTGCATCGTAGCTGTCAATCGCAAGCTTGTTTTCTTCAAATACGCTGTCAAGTACTGCTTTAGCAGTAATGTCATTTATCGCCCAACCCTGAAAACTAATCCTATCTAAGCAACTATCCAACACAACAGCAATCCAATTCATGTTGAACTTCGTATTCATGTCTCGGAACGCTTCTTGCAACCTAACGGTTGAATACTTCAACGGCTGGTCACCATCTGCATACTTGAACAAGTCTCCATATACCTTGTTCTTTGCTACTATTGTGTTATAGGCTCTCTCTAAATCGCTCATATTATCCTCTGTGATAACTTGCTTTCCTAACCTTAGTATTAGTCAACGCCAGAAACGCTCCTGCTACGGCATCTGGTATATCATCATGTGGTAAATCCGGTGCACCATGCAGTTCGTTTAGCAGTACTGCGTTCCAAGCACCTCGTAGTACCTTTATGTGACCCGCTTCTGCTTGTGCGGCTACAGGCTTCCAGTTCATCAGCTTATCAGTGGTTTTGCTTACGCCCTTAGCATCTATCCCCGCTAAACGTCTGATGCGTGCGCTGTTGTCTCGCTTTGCTGCGCTTGCTGGCTCTATTTCCCATCGTGCCATGTATTGCCTGCCTTCACTCAAATAACGTTCAGCATCCTCAATAAATACTTTGTCTGTAATCTGATCAGTAACTGATGCCGCTATTTGTTGGTGATATAACCCTATGATATACCAAGTTTTGTCTTTTTCAAGCATCAGTACGCCTGTCGTGTAATCTGGGTCATCTTTGAACGTTTTCTTTTCAGTGCCAGCGAAGTCAAAGTAACGACATACCGTGCCGCCTTCTGGTATTGAATCTACTATCTCAAACCAATCTTTGTTGAATACCTTCCCTGCGCTCGGTTTGATCTTCCAGTTACCACCTCTAACCGGGTCGCCTAATAGTCTTTCTCTG